TTTTTTTGCTGGTAGGAGGTGAGTATTATTGATAGACGGAGTACCAGTTCCATGCCAAGGGTGCACCGATAGAAAACTAGGATGTCATGGAATATGCGATAAATATAAGAAATTTAAAGAGGAAGTTGCTAAGATGAACATAATTAAAAGAGCTCAAACACCGATGAAAATAGAGTTTCAAAATAACAAAAAACGAAGGAATTATGAGCATCAAAAGAATAAGTTATAGAATCGCGTATAAAGCACGTCGTATAATGAAAAGGAGGTCAAGAATATGACAGAAGAAATTATTGAAACAGCAGTTGAAAACCCAGAGGTAGTTGTAAACGGAGGAAGTAAATTACTTAATGTTCTATCGAACAAGAAGGTACTTATCGGAGCAGCAGTTGTATCAGCTGGAGCATTAGTATGCGCAGTTGGTAAGAAGTTGTGGAATAAGTGTCACAAGAAGAACATTGAGATTCCTCAATTTCATACTGAAGAAGAATCGACAGTTGAAGAATCTGAAGAAGTAGAAGGCTAACTTTAAGGTTAATGAGAGCTAAACAGGCTCTCTTAGCTTTTCTCAAACAATATAAGAAGGAGGATATGTTTATGATGTTTGTAGGATTTGTTATTTTTCTAACATGTTTAGTGTGGTTGATTTTATTTATGCTTTCGGTTATGATTAGTATTATTCTAGGATTATTCGGAATTATACTGGCACCGATTATATTAGCTATTAAGTTCATGCTTGCACTATTATTAGCGTCATTTATTGTAGCGCTAATTATTGCATAGAAAGTGTGATATATGGTCGATCTATATTATGAATGGCTATTAGAGGGTATTAACGATGACCGAATAGATGACCATACTAAACTATTAAGGTATCTGTATAATACCCCATTTTATGTAAGCAACAACGTAGAATTAGATGAGAGTCGAATAAAAGATGGATTGGATTTACGATATGTATATCTAGATAATAAAACATCGGCTCTTCCATTTAATACTATATTCAACTTAGATGTGTCAGTTTTAGAAGTATTGATTGCATTGGCCTTGAAATGCGAAAACCAGATCATGTACGACCCCGATATGGGTAATAGAGTACCAGTATGGTTCTGGATGTTTTTAGATAATATTGGACTACTATATTTCACAGATTCAGAATGGAACGAAGAACTTGTTAGTAGAACGATATTTACATGGTTAAGCAGAGAATATGATAGAACCGGACAAGGCGGATTGTTTCCGTTAAGAGAACCATATGAAGACCAACGTGAGGTACCTTTATGGAATCAGTTAAACGCTTATATTATAGAAAATTTCTAAAGGAGGAGATTATATGAAAACAACAGTAGGAACATTATTTATTGCGTTTGTAGTTAAGGTTATGTGGTTAACATTTTTAACCGGACTAGGATTAGTATTTTTGAAATACGCCTTAGAAATGTTTGATATTGAAATGGTAATTACATTGAAAGGAATTATTTGTACTGAGGTTTTATTAGTCACTGGAAAGATTATTAAATCTGAATTATAGACCACATAGCCTACATCGAAAGGAGAATATATGACAAAAGTAACGACAAAATCAGATATTTTATTCAAGATTGGATTGATGAACGACTTAATTAGTGATCTAAAGGAATACCATGCAATGTCTTTATTAGGAACATCAGGAAGAGTTAGACTATCATTGATGGAACTAAAAAGAAAGACAATTGACAATATTTATGCTAATCTAGAACAAATTGATAGCGATAAAGCAGAGAGATATCAATTAGGTGCATCTATACGATTAATCTGCAAGGTGATAAAAGAATATGAATAACATAGAAGTGGTACTTAATGGGACTGATTCATTGATTGTTCGTAGTAATGGGTATAGTGATGTTTGGGATATGATGAGATTATTGAATAGTAATCAACTAGTCACACTATCTGATGTGTTGGTATCAGTTGGATTGAGGCCAGATGAGTATAATGATATACTTTCATTACCGGCAAATAAGTACTATCTTTTACCAAATGACATTAAGGATTTCAAAATAGTGACATTTAATAATACATCTGAAAATAATGGATTTTATTATAAATTCATATTTCCAGAATTTATGCCGGTAGTATTGCCAGATATAAAAGTAAAGGAGGATAGTATATGAAAAAAATAAAAATGAGTTTATGTGACGAACACTTTGGGTCTATATTATGCCAAAATAATATTAGAGCTACTAAAATTATCAAGTTTACATTTTCTAATTATGATAAAACTGTTGATGAAATTATGAGTATGTTTTATAAGTTTAACTCTTTGGATGAAATATTAATGTATGATATATATTATGTATGTCAAACATTAGGTTATTTTTTAGAAGAGAGTCATGATCTAAAAATAAATCCAGATTGTAAATTAAAAGTGAATAGCATAAAACAGTTCTTAGCTGATAGTATAACATTTGGAATCTTACTTTATGTAGATTTATTTCCGACAGATATTAATGATAGTATGAAAAAATATTTAGCAAATGATATACAAACTATCTATGATCTATATGGTTATATGCCTAGAGGATCTGGAAAGAGTTATTTAAATAATCTTATGATTAGAGACTATCATGAAATATTAGATGAGGATCATAACGACATTGGATTCATATTTAATAAATCAAAAGGAGGAGAAACTAATATGATTAAACCTTTACCAAACCCTAAACGAGTTATTTGCTCAGGGCCAGTTACAACAGTTATTTACGGAGATGGAAGCAAGACACATGTAAGAAAGACGGAGGATGATGAAAACGATTACGAGAAGGCATTCTTATTATCATGGTTATATAAGACATATGGTAAGTCTGTTGTTGAAAAGAAACTGAAAGAGTTTAAATCAGAGTTTGTTGAACCAGAGGAGCCAGCTTATATGGGAGCCGTAGCAGAAGCTCTTAACCATGTTTTGAAAATGAGTATTGGAAAGAAGAAATAGGACTATGGAAAGTATTTTAGGTCTTATTTTTATCATTCTATTTTTACAGGTAGTGTTTGATACTGTCATTTTATTCGTATTAATGAACACAAGAACAAAATAATAATTGAAAGGAGATTATATGAACATTTTATTATTAATTATTGGAGTAATTATAATTGCTCTAAACATATTTACTATTATTCAAATAAGAGAGAACAGCAAGGACTTATATGTAGGAAGATGCGAAAATCTTAATAGAGATTTTAAAACATTAGACCTAATTAAAGAGTTGGTATCTAAGTTAAATAGAATTGAATCACTAGTGGAAGAAAAGGATGATTTAGATGAAGTTAAAGAAATTATTAAGTCTATCCCAAATAAGATTAATGACGATTATTTACGAATTGCAGAGGAGACTTGGAGACTTCATAACCGTATTACTAGAGCTGAAATTGACAAGCATATTATACAACCGGAAATTGTTGGCTCTACTCCAAATCACAAACGACAAGAACTTGGTTTGGACCCAATTGAGTCTTGTGATGAACCATACGTCGAAGGATTAGAGCATGTAGACGATGATGAGGTATTCGAATGAGACAAGATAAAGACAGACTAATGTGTAATGTGCTATATTGTAAAAATAATACATTAGTATTTAAGCAAGTTGATAGCAATTTGTCAGTAAATGACTTAATTATGATAGCCGATTTTCACAGACTAATCTTAGATACTATGGTAAAGAATAAATGCTTTAACCATGAACTAACAGGATACAGATTTGCACTAACAAAAGAAAATCATATGTCATGGCGAATTGATATCTTTAAAGATGAGGTATATTCTGATTTCTTAGGATTTAAATGCAAAGCAAAAGACCATGGAATTCCAAGTGCTATAAAGAATCGATATTCTGAGCTGATAGAGGATTTATGTTGATTAACAGTAAAACAATAAACGATATTCCATGTACTATATATAGTAATAAATTTAAAAAGTTTACAATGATAGATGAAATTATGATTAGTGGAGTTATTCCAAAAGTTATTTCTGCAAATGTTAAGCTATATAGTCGTAATATTAAGATAATATGCATCAGAATTGGTAGAACTTTTAACTGGAATGTCAAGATTCTACATAATGATGTAACATTGCTCGATAGAGATACTGATCAATATTTGACAAGACAATCCGATAAAGAGTCTTATTATGCAATGGAGAAAAAGATAATTCAATGTCTTAATTTAGAGATTGACAGCTTAGTTAAGAAAGGAAGGTTATAGTATATGATTTACAATTTACAACTTATTTATGAAAATAGAAAATATTATCATACCGAGTCATTCATAGAAACTAATACACTATATGAAAGTCCGTTTAATTCGTATATCATGTACCACCCAACCGGAGATAAAGTTTTAGATGAAAAGGCTCGCTCATCAATATCGGAAGTTTTAACACCAGATAGACGCGATGACGTTAATGGTTATGTAATCGATATTTTATTAGTAAATGATAGCTTTGTAGTAGATATAATTAACCAACAAAATATTTGTGAAACCTTAATTAGATTTCCAGTAGATCAGGTTAAAGGTTTGGGGAAAATGATCTTCAATAAAATGCGGAAGATTCAAGCTAAAAACAAATGGCTTGCGCACCAAGATTTTATGAATGATTTTTATAGTGCGGTTGATAAGTGTGTTACATATGAGAATACTGGTGCTAAATCTTCTATTGCTTTGAAATATATTAGTAATTCAAAAAATATAACTTCTATTGAGAAGAAAATTATTGAGTCTTTTAATATATTCATAGCTCTGCATTTGTTAGATAATAGTGGACGACATTGTACATCAATTGAGCTTGAACGCAAATCCACACACCCAATTATTACAGGAATCATTCATGATGATCTGGGTTATTTTCAACATATAACTATAAATCTAAAGAACATAAAGAATAGAAACAAAGGTAAACATATACTAAAAATGTTAGAAAAGAACTACGACTTTGTTTACTATCAGGCTGAAGATTATTACAAGCACTATTACTGTTAAGAAAGAGAGGGAAGAACATGCCAACAATTAATATGCCAGAGTACCATTTACTCAATCGAATCCCAGAAATTCGTAATTTGTCAGATGCTAAGTATTATGTGTTTATATTACTATATTAATCAGTAAGGAGGATAATTAATTTTTATGAGCGTTGATAATATTTCAAATCCGAAGCATTATGTTTCTGGAAGACAGTATGAACCAAAGGATGTTATCCGAGATTGGGAGTTAAATTTCAATCTTGGTAATGTCGTGAAGTATATTTCTAGAGCTGGACGTAAAGGGCATGGTAAGAAGCTAGAAGACTTGCGTAAGGCTAAGCAATATTTGGAGTTTGAGTTAGCTTATTTGGAAAGCTTGGAAGGAGATAAATAAATGTTCGGATATAAAATATATAGAGCCACAGATGGTCTTATTAAACATGATATGTGGTATGACGATGATAAAAATAACATATTTGTAAGAAACAAATTCAACATAAGAGACTTACTAGAAGAAACAGTAACTCTAATAGTACAACAAAAACGCATTAAATTTAGGTCTATCGAATTGTCCGAACTGAATGGCGGAAAAGCATCAATAACTGTAAATGGCTCAGTAACCGTTATGATAGAATGGAACGACGATAGGGATGAGTTTGAAATATTCCCATTACAAAAGATGGTAGTATCCCCAGTAAGATTATGTATGCTTATGTTAAGCCCAACATTTGTAATTGGTGATTACAACGAGAAGGAGAATAAATGAACATAGTAATTGACGTAAATGAAAATAAATTATTCAAGAACATAGCTGGTGTCGATTCCGAACGAAAATTTCCAATAGAAATCACACTAGAGTCTATATTAGATGATGCTGTTCAAGAAATTAATAGATATAGGGTACCGAGTTTCCGTTTAAGTTTTGAAGGCGATATTATTCTCAAAGAAAGTGGAACTATATTTTTCACAGATTATAAAAACATAAAATGCAGTCTCCCTGTTTTTAGAAAAGAGAACGATATCATTATGTTAAATCAAAAAACACGCATTACTTCAAGAGTGTTATCAGAATTATTTATTACACTATTATCATCTGGTATTAAAATCGAAAGTCTAAATCGTGAGTAAAACACGTCTTATAATGAAAGGAGGATCTTATATGAAAAAGATCAACAAAGAATCAAAAGGAGTAGCCGTTGCAAAGTTTGCAATTGGAACATCAGCAAAGATTGGAGTAGGTTTCTTAGTTGGAACCACTGGAGGAATTTTAATGAGATATGCCAACGTTGGTAAATTCATGAAATTCTGTGGACTAGCGGGAACACTTGGACTATCTAATGGTGTTGCCAATTATGCAGGTGATCAATGGGGTATTATGATTGATTCGTATATTGACGCTTATAACGAAATTGCGGGTCTATCCGACGAGAAAGAGGACTAAACAGGTCCTCTTAACTTTTTTAGAAAGGAGCTTTGAATGGCACAAGTAAACATTGATACAGAAACCAAAACATTAATTGATACAACTGGGCTAGTAGGTAACAGTAATCGAGATAAGCAAAAGAAGAAAGAAGCTGAGGAACGTAGACCTCAAAAGATTATCACGAGTGAAGTGACAACTAAGGAGAAGTCAGCAACTAAGAAATTTGCTGAGAAGTTCTTTGAGGACGAGGTTAGTAATGTCAAGACATATATACTATGGGATGTAATTATTCCAGCGATTAAGAACGTTATTTCTGATATTGTAGGAAACTCAGTGGATATGATGTTATATGGTAGAACAAGAAACAGACCACAACGAGGAACGTCTACGGGTAATACAACAATGGTTGGAGGACTATCCGGATACACTGGATATGGCACATTCTCATCCAGACAGACTGGTATTAGTCAGCGAAACCGAGACAACTATGACTTAGATGAATTTGTATTCCAATCTAGAGCTGATGCGGAAATGGTGTTAGATACACTAAAGGAAATTGTTAGTAAATACAAAGCTGCATCTGTAGCTGATTTATGTGACCTAATTGGACGTTCATCGCAATACACAGATGTTAAGTATGGTTGGACAGATTTACGAGGAGCAGATGTACAACGAGTACGTGAAGGATATGTACTTATTATGCCTCGTGTTACATTAATTGAATGATAGGAGGTATTTATGCGTACTGATATACTATACTCTATTGATAGAGAAACAAAGACAGCACCGTTTACAAAACGTGGTGTTATTTCATACAACTGGCAGCTTGAGAAAGTGTCTGATACTATTAAGAAATACATTATGACTGGCGTGTTTTCTTCATTAGGCACCAAGAAGTTGAAAGAATATGGTAACTGGATTGTTAGAGCTATCTCTTATGAGCCAGAGCAAAAGACTGTTGTAATTGGTGTTAGCTTAGACATTGATGGCGAACACCGGTCATATGATATTTTCAAGGCTCCTATGTGTAGTAAGCCATTATGCATCTTACAAAAGCTTCAACTAATGGTGTATGGTGCATACAAGGTTAAGAAAGAAGATAAGTCATGAGTAG